TCATCACTACAAGTATAAAATTTTTCACCAAAGTAATTATAACATGGGTATTTACTATAAAAAACATTATAAGTGTCTCCACACCAGTGTTTTAAATCTTCAGGTATAATTAATAAATTATCTTTATGATTGAATTGTAACGCACCCCACCCACCATCAACATGCCATACTTCTCTTTCAACAAATCCATAAACTAAAGATTTTGTTTGAGTTTTACAATTAAATTGAGTTGGATGCATTCCTATAAATCCTGATTTGGGTCTGAATTTATAAAAATGGAGAACATCATCTATAACAGAGGTTGGAAATAAGATGTCATCACTGCATAAAGCGTAGTAATGTGTTTTAATTAAACTAACTCCTAAATTCCAACCTCCATTACAAAATTTTCTTTCTTGAAATGGTACAATTGTTACCTTATTAAAAAGATTACCATGTTTAGGATCTAATACCCCAGGATCAGAACAATCCTCTATAATTAGAATTTCACTAACTAAGGGATGTGTATCTAAACTTCGTAATAATTGTATTAGATGTTTAGACCTGTATACTGTAGGTATTATGAAACTAATCATTAATACTTTCTTTTCAAAATTGTAACTCCATGATTGTTAGCAAACTTCTCATAGACATACCAATTACGATTTGAATATAAAAATTCTTCAATCGCGGGCCAAATACCTTGAGTTCCACTCATATCTTTAAAATCATAAAACTGAGTATCATGGAAACCAATATATTTTTTAGCTTTATCAGCGTGGCGAATTAATTCACCTTTTACCTGATCATATGAATGCCAAGTATCTAAAAACAAGAAATCACATTCTTCAATCTCATTTTCAAGAGTATTTTGTTGTCTGAATTCTAATTCAATACCCCACTGATTAGCTCCTTCAATAGCTGTTTCTAATAATCTATCACCCCAAATATTTGGATGGTCAATATCAATACAAACCATTTTTTTACCTTGAATCATAGACATACTATCTAATTCATTCCAACGATGATTAAACAAATGATCTTGCCAAATGTCTCTTGATGGGTCTGATAGTCCCATTAAAAATCCATAAGTGCCTACTACTGAACGAGTTCCCATTTCAATAATAGTATCACATTCTTTAGCATATTTTCTAAAAGTAGGCAAATGTTCATAAATATCTGACCATACATTTGGGTTACTAAAGTAATAATATTTTTCGTCTAAAATTTTTCTACGATGTGGTTCCATAACTTATTTTTTTCCTTTTAACATTTGTATTGTTTTTTCTAAATAAAGAGCTAAATCCATTGCTTCTTCTTTAGCGTGTTGTAAATAATCTAGTACAGATAAATCTGTTCTATCTAGAGTATTATTGTATTTAATTTTACCAAATTCAGCTCGTGAAATATACTCATCAATAATTGAATCTACAATTGAGTCTGTTTTAATAACTGTTCTTGTTTGGGGATGTTCTCCCCTAAGACCTAAATCGCTGTTTTTTGTCATTGTATTTCTTTTAATAACTTTTTAATTTCTTTTTCATTAACACCTGCTTTTTCAAGAATATGTTCTACACCTTCTTTTTTAAGTATATAAACATAATCTTCTGCCTCCCCAAGTGATATTGTATAATGGTTAGCAATGTATTGTAATATAGATTCGTTTGTTTTTTTACGTGAACTTTTCACGTACTTAAGGAAAACATTCTTTTTAGGTAACATATGGCAGTAATATTTGTAGGTTTTTTCTTTTTCAGGATATGGTATCCTTTGGCCATAATTAGCGACCTCTGTATACCCTTCATACATACTAACAAAGCGATGAACCATGTAAGAATTAAACGATTCTTGCTGGCCTTCAGTGAATGATGACCAAGGTGTTTTATTAGTTGTGATTTCTTTTAGCCAATCAAATATTGTCATCTTCGAATTCTGCTCTCAATTCTTTAGGAAGCAATTCTACTAATACTTTACCAGTGGCTACATCATAAAAACATGGAATTGGAATAACTCCATCTTCTTGAGTGCCAGTTACAAAACGAGATACTTTACGCAAAATAACTCCTTCTGAGAATACTTGGTTGCCTTCAGGTGAGGCAATTGGTCTAGTGTTTTTGATGTCAATATTGACATTCATTGGTTTTTGATTATTCATTTTCTATTTCTTTTTTATGTTTACGCCATTCTAAATAAAATCCAGTTGCTACTAAAGCATTCATTCCAAATGAAGCTATAATTTCTTTAATGTCATCATATACATTCATAGTTAGATGGACATGACCTACCATCCAAAAAGGAATAGATAGATTACTAGCAATCCAAATCACTAGAAAGTATATGAATTTTTTCATATAACTCGTTTACTTGAAATTAATGATAAAATTCTAGATATCAAAGCCATAATGTTAATTTCTTTATCAATTCTAAAATTAGCATGGTATTGATATTCTTCAATATAAATTATCACTTCACCTACACTTAATGGAGCATATTTTTCTACATTGTCATATAAGTATCTAAATAAATCTTCATAATCACTAACACCAGAATCAGCTACAATTTGTCTGATATTGTTAAATGATTTAGTATTTGGTTTAATTAGTTCTGCTAATACTTTTGTTTTGTAGTTACTAGATACTAATATATTTTTATCAATTAGAATTTCATCACCTGCTACACCCATTTGTAGTGTATTAAGCATTTTACGAATGTCAGGATAATATTGATTAACTACTAATTTTAAATCATCAGCTCCCATACCAACATTTTCATTTTTGAGAATGTCTATAATATGATAAGCAATATCTTGTTTAGATGGAGGTACAATTTTTAGTACCTGGCAACGTGATTGGAGAGGATCAATGATTCGTTCAATATAATTACAAGTTAAAATAAAACGAGTAGTACGGGCAAATGTTTCAATTATGTTTCTTAATGATGCTTGAGCTTGTATAGTAAGAAAATCAGCTTCATCTAAAATAACTACTTTAAGAGGTTTAAATGAGGCAACAGATGAAAAACCTTGTACTTTGTCTCTGATGGTATCAATACCACGTTCATCAGAAGCATTAATGTAAAGAAAACTACAATCAAGATTATTAACAATTAGTTTAGCTAAAGTTGTTTTACCAGTACCTGCTGGACCATAGAAAATAAAATTTTGAATATCATTTTGTCCTAGATATTTTGAAATAGTATTTTTAATCTGTTCATTACCTACATAAGAATCTAGGTTTGGGGAACGATATTTTTCAACCCATAAAGTATGTTCTTTAGAACTCATAGTCTCCGTATATTGAATATTTTTTAGGTTCTGGTTCTTGCATTTCTATATACTCAGTAGTAATCATATATAAACTTCCATTCATAGGTTCAAGTCTAAATGCTTGAGGTTTCACAACTGCCACTTCATAATAAGCATTTAAAGCATCTGTTAATGAAGGTTGAATTTCTTTAACATTTATCACTTGCCATCTATCTCCAGGAGGCACTCTGTCCGCAATTTTAAAGTTTTTTTCTACGTTTTGTTTCATAACTTAATTGATTTTTTCATGTAAGGCAGTAGACTGTGATAGGAATAATTCACCATTGTTGTTTCATTAATTTTAGTTAAACCAAAATATAAATTAAAATTTTCATTAGCACCACTAGGTAAAAAGTATACTTTTACAATTTTATACTCTATGGTGTCAACAAGAATTGTTTTTCCTATTAAGTCTACTGCGTCTCGCATAGTTTAAATTTACATCATTCCCATCATATTGCCAAACCCGCCATCGTCTTTCTTTTCCTCTGGTTTGTCAACTACAACAGCTTCTGTTAATAGAATAGTACCTGCTACTGAAGCTGCATTTTCAAGTGCTGTACGAGTTACTTTAGCAGGATCAATGATACCTTCTTCACTCATGTTTACAAATTCATCAGTTCTCAAATTGTAACCAATCCAATAATCAGCTGTTCTAACTTCATTCATGGCATGGTAAATATACTCTTGGTCAATACCAGCATTTGAAAGAATTTTCTTAAATGGAGCGGCACATGCTTTATAAACAATATCAGCACCAACAGAAATTCTATCAATGTGTTCACGAGCATGTAATAAAGCAGCACCACCACCAGGTACAATACCTTCTTCAAGAGCAGCTTTAGTTGCTTGAAGTGCATCATCAACACGGTCTTTTTTCTCAATACGAGCTGTAATTTTTTCTTCATTACCTTTACCATCTACAATAGTGGTTTCATCTTTACCTACTGTAACAACACGTGCTTGACCAAACCAATCCCAACTGAATTTATCCAGTTTCATACCTTTTTCAGTACTGAATACTTGACCACCCGTTAAGATAGCAATATCTTCAAGAATCAATTTACGACGGTCTCCAAAATCAGGAGCTTTAACAGCTACAACTTTCAAAATACCTCTTGCTTTGTTAACAATCAAAGTAGCTAAAGCTTCACCATCAATATCTTCAGCAATCAAAACCAAAGGTTTATTTTGATTTGACACCGCTTCCAAGATAGGTAATAGTTC